TTTTGCATGTTAAACATGCCCTCCACTACGCGACGACATGTTTGCCACCACTCTTCGGTACCAGTAGCATCTGTTTCGAACTCACTCAACCTACGGGCGTATGTCCGCTTAAACGTAACATAGCCGAGAGGCCCCCACGGCACGTCAGCTGATGTGTACGGCTCGATAAAAGTGTCCGATAGTCTAAATCTGCGAATATTGTCAATTGTTCTCATTTACCTTATTTTCCTTCTTAGTTTAGTGTATTTTGCTTTCAAAAGCTGTTGTTGTTGTTTGGCGTCCAAAGCAACCGGCGCTGTTACAACAGCGGGGTTTGAGACGGGGGCACCCGGAGAGTTGGGTAAGTTATTCTTAGGGAGCACTTTGATGTTTACATTTGAAGTGTCCATGAATATATTAAATACCATGCCGTCTGGTCCATTTCTATTTTTGGCAATAAAAATTTTACCTTGATTGTTCTGCTTGTCCTCGATAGTGCGAGACACAGAGAATATAAAGTCAGCAACAAAGCACTTATTAAACGCTTCAGATATTTGCTCCATTGTGATCACCTCGGCACTTAGCCCCGATCGGTTTGTCTGTGATGCAGTCCAGACCGGGCAACTAAACTCGGTTGAAATCGCTCGCATTTCTTCGTAGATCGATTCAAGTTCGTTTCTCTTTTCCTTGCGAACAACAACTGGCTTTAAAAGATCGCCATAATCAACAATAACCATACCGGGCTTAATTCCTCTCTTTACCAGACGAGATAGGTGGGCCTTAATAGTGTTTGTCGATGCTGATTTTGTTGGGTATTCTTTAATAATTAGTGAGCCCTCAATATCTTTGATGTCTTCATAGACCTCATCTTTAAAATTAATAATCTCACCTAACGGATACCCAGTTAAACAGCTATCATATCGATTGGCGATCACAGTCTCTTGAAGCTCAAGAGTATAGTGAATTACGGTTTTTCCTTCTCTCAAAGCTTGGGCGCCCAAGTGAACAAGCACCATAGATTTACCAGCACCGGTCGGAGCAATTACGACACCAAGCTCGCTCTTGCCTAAGCCACCGCCGCATATCTTGTCAATCTCCTGCCAACCAGTAGTCACCGGGTTTCGATGCTTTGGCACAAACCGAGCTTCAAAATCTGCAAGGTAGTCGTATCCAAAATTATTATCGGAGCCGAGCTTAAGGGCTCCATTGATCACCGTTGAAATCTCATCAAACGAGCAAGTCTGTAGCAACTCAACAGACTTCATCATCGCTTCTTTTAAGTTTTGCTTTCGACAAAAATCAAGTGACGTTTCTTTAATGTATTCTTTGTCGCCTACTTCATAATCAATAATTTTATCAAAATATTCTTTGACCTGTGTGGTTACAAGATCGTTTTCATCATGCAATTCGGTATGGATGATCGTATCCATAGTGTCGGCAGAGGGGTGCCTGTCGTACTTGGCTCGATAGTCGATTGTTTTCTTTAGAAAAACTCTCAAATATTCAAGCTCCAGAAAGTTCACATCCAATACTTCAGTAATCTGATCAGCGAACGGACGATCTTCGAAGATTATCTGTACTAAGCCCTCTTGAAATGTTTTGCCATACTTGCCGAAGTTTACTTTATCTGACCGCACATTTCCCTCTCAGAGCGTACACATAAGTATAGCGCATTCACATGTTTTGTCAAACAAAAATTGATATTATTTTCATACATTGTCAAGGCACTCTTTATGAATTTTGTTTAAGTGTGCCTTTAGATCCTCCCAGTTTAACTCACCAAATCCATCGTCCCTCATCATGCCGATGATTTCAGTTTTGTTAAACTCACATTCAAAATTTTGAATTGATTCTTTCACGTATGTTTTCGATTGAACCGACATCTGGGGCGCATAGAGTTGCATCATTCTGTAGTTGTGTTCGATTAGCGATCTGTTTTCAACAACGTTGGAATAAAACTTTACCTTGCTTTCCGAGTTCTCACAGTATGAGATAACATCATCGATGGTTGCAGTATCCTCAACAGACAACAACGTACCCAGTCGCTTAGCTACTGTTGTAAAACCTGCCCCTCGGACTCCGGGCAGATTGTCAGAAGCATCTCCGATGATCGCCCTAGCAAGAGCCATGTTTGTCGGATGGACACCGGTCTGCTCAAGAATGCGCTTGGTGTTTAAGAATTCATCCTTGGTCGGCCTCCACAAGATCGTCTCTTCATTACAAATCTGCATAAAATCTTTATCGTTTGAGACAATGATCTTGTTCCAGCCGTCATAAATATCAAGGTTCGTAATGTATGCGATGACATCATCAGCCTCAATCTCGGGCAGCATGAACTGAATGATTGGCATCTCGTTCATATACTCAATAATGCGACTCTGTTGCCACATTTTATTTTGTAGTTCTTCATCATCGGTTAGATTGTGAACAGATCTATTGAGACGGATGGGCTTGCGACCCTCTTTATAATTCTTGTCCATGCTCTTTCTCTTCTTTGAGCCATTAGGCCCATCCCAAACAACGACCACGTTGTCCGGGCGCGTCTGGCGAACCAGCTTTTGCAGAATCTTAATGAAGCCCTTGATCCCTCCGATGGGTTGTCCGTTTGAAGACAAAGAAGGGTCCACTATATATGCTCTAAGATAAGCGTTTAGAGCATCAACAATTAATACTCGTTTTTTATTATCAGTAGTCATGCTACCTCCTTATTTTTTTTGTTCATTATATCACGATACCGCAAAAGTGCAAGTTCTTTGTGCTTGGCTTCGATCATTACATCAATACAGTGCCCATAGTCGCTGAAATCTCGTACGACATAATCAGAATGTGCCTGCGGCTTAATCTTTGGGTTGTTGTATTCTTCGGAGCGCGATTCGGCATAGTGAACCACAGGGATAATGGCCTGCGGCCATGTCGATAGGGCCAACTCAAGCGCCTCCTGCTCCGTCTGCCCGCCCGGATGTAACATGTGGTGATGATAGTCAAACACAATCGGAATACCAATGCGCTTGTATACTCCTTCGTACAATTCCTTGGTAGAATACAGCGATGGCTTGTCGTCGTTTTCCACAGTCAACCTTGAGCGCACATTTTCTGGCAATCGCTCAAAGTTGCGGCAGAAGTTATCAAGCGCAAATGGCTTATCTCCGTAGGCGGCGCCGACATGAATGTTTAGCTTTGCATACGGTGTGCGAGGCAAACCAATCATGTCAAACAAGTCACCATGAACCTTTAGATCCTTGTAAGTAAGTTGAAATACTCGCTCCTTGGGGGATGCCAACTTGTTGAATGGGCCGGGGTGCGAGGTTAGACGCATGTTGTGCATGCGAGCAAATTTGCCGGCTTTCTGGCATGCTTCGTAAATTTCTTCATAATCAGGCAGTTGTTCCATTTCATACTCAGAAGCCCATGGGATAATATCAGAAGACAAGCGATAGAAATAAATGTTGTTTTCAAGATTCCATTCCAGAATCTTGTACAGATCACGTACGTTCTGTAGCGCTAGTTCGGATGCGTAGGCAATTCCTCGCTCATTAAACGTGCGCTTGATCATCGTTCTGTTGGTAGTGATTCGCTTCGACTTAGGGCGTTCAGAAAAGCCCTTGTTGATGCAAGCATATCCATAGTTTCTCATAGTTTGTAACTCCCTGCTACTTGGTTATTGATTGTGTAAACTACACGCTTGATGCCGACGTGTTTCATTGCAGCATAACACATGTGGCACGGCTTTGACAAGCGATAATCTCCGTTTTTTCCTACTCTCGCAACATATACAGTTGCTCCCTCGGTAATCTTGCGCTCCATTCCAAGGATCACGCCAAGCTCTGCATGCAGAGTTGGGTTGCCTTGTTCTGGGTGTCGGAACCGTTGACCGAATGAGCAGAAAGCGTTCTTATTGAAGGCAACATTGACAGCGCTGGCACCTCGGGCTAAAACGGCGCCATGGCGATAGTCTGGCGAATCTGATTGTTGTGCGACTTTAGCCGCAAGGTCGATAAACCTTTTAATTCGGCCGCTGTATTTGTGAGTCTTTACAGTGCCACCGCACTTGTACTCTTTGCAGAATAAAGACAAGAACCCTCCTTCTTGATTATATCTTATTATAACCAATCCAGAGGGCTAAGTCAACTACTTTTTTAATAAAAATTATTCTTTCACAGGAACCGTTAAATCTTCTGGATCCGCATAAAACGCGTCAGCACTTCCTTCACGCTTGTCAAACTTCTGAACAATTTCTTCGTCCATTAGACGAATCACTCTGCTTCTAAATTCACTATCAGTCGTAATTAATTCTGTCCACTTAGATGGCTGAAACTTTTTAACATACCCATCGGGCGTAGAAAGAGTGTACCATGCTCCTGCGGAGGTTAAACTGTCAGATCCCTTAATAGCATCAAACCAGCTTTCTTCATCACGAATTCCGATCTCATCGGTGCCCCAAAGAATACGAAACGCGCATGAGCGACCTTGGGTACCAAAGCGAGACTTTTCAAGCTTGACCTTCACCTCGGAACCAATTCGGAAGCCCCTATCGTCCTCAATAAATGAGGACTTTGCCTTGCGGCCAGTCAACCAAATCCGCAACGAATATGCGTAGTGCATGGCTTTGCCACCCGGTGTGATATACGGTGTAGTCATCGCGATGATACGAGCCGTTGGCCCCTGTGGAATGTTCGTCTTTAGCTGGTTAAGAACAATAAACGTAGCCTGCTTGTCTGCCAGTGGAATAGTCAACTTCGACATTCCTTTGGCCAAGATACGAGCCTTAACAGCCATAGAGGACTGGGGATTAAAATCACCTTCAACATCTGAGATTGAAGGAGTAAAAGCCAAAGAGTCCCAAATAAACACCAGCTGATCTGACGCTGCTCCGAGCAATTCCTCAATAGTCTCAAGAACAAACTCGACAGATGATGCCTGAACGTACATTAAACGCTCTAAATCACACCCTGAGCGCTCCAAGAAGCTTGGATCGATGGCAGACTCGGAATCAAAGTAAACTACGAGCTTGCCTTGTTTCTGGGCGTTTGCTGCAATTTGTGCAGCCATGTAAGATTTGCCGGTTGCCTCAAGTCCGGCAATTTCAGTAACCTTACCTACTGGGATTCCTGCTACCTGACCCTTACAAATAATGGAATCAAGCCAGCGCGAGCCAGTGGGGATCCATTCTTTAACTGATGTTGGGTTATCACCAGTTAGATCGTGTGCGACATTTCTGCCGGCTTTCTTGTTAACAAGCGACATCAGATCCTGCATGGATACTCTGCCAGCCTTGGTTTTAGTTACTTTCTTTTTAGGCACATGCCCTCCTTATTAAAATAAAAGCGGCAGACTTTTCACCGGTCTGCCAGCGGCTCTTATCTATTCACCGGTGGTGGTAGTCTCAGTAGTTTCGGTCGTAGTGTTGGAAGCCTCTTCTGCTGATGCTTCTTCGGCAGGTGTTTCATCGGTGTCGTGCACCTCGGAAACCTCTTGTGGGTTGTAAGTACAAGTCCCGAATGCGGTTGCAACAACAAGTATGCCACCAACAAAAGTTACTTGGACCTTCCAGCGGGCCCATAACGACTTCAATGATTCTATCATTGTTTTTCTCCTTTTATTAAAAAATGAGGCAGAGTATTTGCACACCCGCTCTGCCATCGGTTCCCAAACGCACTATTTAGATCAGCCGCTCATTAGTTCATCAAGGGCGCGATCAACCTCGCTCTTTCCGTTCACTGGGGAGGGAGCACCGTATCTGGCTGTTTCTGTTGAACGGCTTTCAGCAGAAGAATCTCCTGAAAGCTGTGCATCAAGAATGGCGTCGACCTGCTCTGGAGTAACACGCTCAAATAGAGAGTCAATGTCAGGCATGCGATCGAGGAGGGCAGGGATCGCTTCCGTGTCAGGTAGCAGTGTGGATGTGTTTCGACGCATCTTCAAGCTTGTTTGGGGATACGCACCGGGCTTGGTGGGCTTGGTATAAGTGAGAGTAATATCTGTACCCTCCTTTACATCCGTGATGTCACCGTACTCCGGGTCCAGAATATAGCCAAGAAGAAGTTCATATGCCTTCTTACCATAACCATAAACCTTAATACCTTCGTCCTCTCGTCCACGAATAACTACGGGCGAGAAGTATCGCTGCCTTACGAACAGCGACTTAGCAAGCTTCTTGCTTTCTTCGTCGTTGGTGGCCACGCCTTCTTTCCAAAGGCTTGATGCGAAGTCACAAATTGGACAACGCTCTCCGAAGTTTCGCTTCGGACACATAATGCCTCCCTTGTGATCACCAACGTTGTAGTGAAAATGAACCTCCTTGAGAGGATCACCGTCATTAGTTGGGATAATACGAATATCCGTATCTCCCTCATCGGGCTTAAAAAAGACCGAAGTTTTTTGATCGGGATTATCGCCCCGAAGTGATGCGAGCTTACGTCGCATAAGTTCCATATCAATTGCCATGTTGTTTTCTCCTGTTTAGGCTAAAGTATACTGAGCATTCCTCAGCATCTAGTTTAATACACTTGGCGTATCATGTCAAGTGTTTTTTTGAACTACGTTAGTATGGGCAACGCAGAACCCAAAGTCATTATGTGGTGTCTCATATATTGCATAGGATA